TCTCCACTAGTAGTACCTGGATTAGGTACACCATTGCCGTCTAGGAAGTCTTGTACTTCGTCTAAATCATCTGCTTTATAACCTACGTTGTAGGTCCCTTTTCCAGAAGAAACGTAGTAATTGTACTTTAATAGGTTGTCAGCACCGAATTTAGACATATCTGAATAATATATGCCATTCTCTACACTTCCACTATTTGCATTAATATCAGTTAAACTAGTGTGCTCGTATGTAATATACGACCATTGAAATGCTAATTTATTATCATCTGTTGTAATTAGTATATTATTCTGTGGTTTATCATCCCCTGTTGGAGAATCGTTATAAATACCTTGTGTAACTCCCTGTGAAGGATATAAATTTTCAAACATGGTGAACAGGTACGACATTCCTGCCTGAGAGGTATCCCACATTCGTACACCAAAGTTCACATAAATGTGATCTAAATCTCCTGGAGCAATAGATGATTCATTTAAAATAGTATCAAGAATTGTTTCAGCATCTAAATGAACTATATCTAACAAATCTTCAATTTGATTCTTTTTAGTTGTTCCAAAAGTAGTGTAATTAGAATTACTTAGTCTTAATGGGATACAGGGAAGTGCTTCAATAGTAGCACCATCTATATCGATAGGTTCTTCTACAGTATCTAAATCCGTGTATACTCCAGTACCTACTTTATAGATAAATATATACTGTCTAGAAGGAGCACTATCCCTGTAATAAAATGAAACATAGTGTAATTGTGTTGGTTTGGTAGGTGCTGTATACGGAAGAGTTCTGGTTGTAGCCCCAACATTTGCTGCGTTATACACTTTAATAGTATAGGTATCTGGGGTTGAGTTATAAACAATATCATTAAGATCAACTTGCCATCGTTCATCGGCAAATACTTCATCTTCAGTAGCTATTTCACTAGTTATATCAATGTCAAAATGATTAAGAGACGGAGTTACTGTAACCGTATCGGCAGCAGGAGTAATAGGACTAGTACTAGTTGTAGAATAATCTACCCCCATTGTATTAGTCCCTACATTGTATTCTTTATTTTCTTGAAGCCAATACTGAACCCAATCTTTCTTAGATAATGCTCTTAAATAAGATCCTTCAGGAGTACATGGAACACCGTTGAGGGTATTTAATGCAGCTGTTAATTCGGTATAATCTATAGTTAAAATATAGGATTCTACAGTTGGGAAATTCTCAAAATAATTCCCGTTATCTATAAAATCCATGAAATCTTTAACATTACCTTTAAGACTACGAAACGCAGTATGATAAATAAGATTACTGGCAATATCTTGATTGTTTACAATGCTACGGATAAGTGAATTTAGGAGGGGATTTTTATTATCTACATCATCAAACAGAGGGATATTATGGACTTCATAGTATTCAATAATTTGGGTACTTCCGCTATCCCAACCAAGAAGTACCATAATCAGCTGTACAACCATCTCAACTACTTGTACAACAGCTTCTACTATAAATACAATAACATCTACTATTGCTGAAAAAATAGAAGCTACAAAACTCATTAAACGCCCTCCTATTAGGTAGGCTCGGCGTTAGCTATTTGGGTATTGATGTTACCCGTACCTGTTGTGTTTAAGGCAACTACACCTGTAGAAGCTACACCAGCAGTAGAGATATTAATACTCCAAGCATCTAAAAGAGTTTTAAGATACTTTTGATCTGCATTCCATTGAAATCCTTTTGCTTGTTCACTAACTAAATTATTTGCTTTACCAACAACACTGCCAGCTGTAGGAGCTACTTTTGTTGCTTGTTCAGTTTGGGCAAATTCTGTGACTTCTTTTTGAAATAGTAGAGACTCTTCAGCATTACCTTTTTGCATACCTATTGTGTAAGCTACAGCTTGTTGTACAGTAGCTTGTATTGCTGTTAAGTACACTGTTGCATAATCACTACCAGTAATTCTACCTAGATTAAACTGGGCAGCCATATGCGCATTAACAGTTTCCATCATATCGTCAAATATACCGGTACCTGTTACTACATTATTGGCATCTGTAGCAACACCAGCAGTTAAATTAGCAATAGTTATGGCCATTAGGTAGCTCCTACGCTAAAACCTGCAGCTTTATTAGCTGCAGCAAGTGTTTCTAATTCTTCTTTATTGAGAGGAGGCAAAATTTGTACATTAAATTTTTTGGCATTGTATGGTTCTAATACTTTTTCACCATTAGCTCTAGTAACAGTTTTAAATTTTTGCATTTGAGCATTTTCAATTTGATCAAGAATAATCTGTGGAACATGCCAGCCCTCTTCGTTATTAAATGGTACAAACTTTTTAATCATTTGACCATTGTTAATTCCTGAAGCTCCGACAGTAAAAATAAGTCCTGGGTAATTAGCCATACTAGAATCATTAGGAACAACCACTACTCGAGTAAGCTTCATAGCTCTTTTTTCTGGAGTTTGCATAGCTGCTAAATGTTTTGCTTTCGCAGCTCTAGATGCTTCAGTAGATCCAGGGAGAGAACTAGAAATAGGCTTTTCAGGATCTTCTTTATATTCTTTATTTCTAACATCAGCTAGAGTAGAAGCAAGCTTCTTTGTTCCAGTTTTATGATGTAACGTAACTCCATTATCTGTCAATTCTTGTCGAATTTCTTCGTCTGTCATTGAGTTAATGGGAACTGCTGATGTAGTGTCTTCCATGCTTCCTCCTATTTATTGGTTTCTATTTCTGTACATGTCTCTATACTTTGCTAGTTGTATCTCGCTCATTCCTTTACCTTTTTTCTTTAAAAGCTGATCTTTAATCTTTGGTGATAATCTACTCCATGCATTACTTTTTTTAGGTGCAGATGCAGCTTTAGGTGCACTAGTAGCTTTACTGCCTTTTGCCCCTTTGCCTTTTTGTGTAAACCAACTGGGGTTGTCTCGAATAACTTTTTGTCGTGCTGCAGGGGTATTCCCAGCTTTTTTCATTGCTGCATGTACTAAATGTTTAAATTTTGATATTACTTGGAATACCATGCTTATTCTCCTTAAAAGGGTAAATCGTCCTTGCTTTTTTTAGTAGGTGGTTTTCGTCCTTGTTTAAATTCTTTCTTACTTAACCGTCCATATTGTGGGCTATTAAAAGCACGATCTTCTGAAGCTATATCATATTCCGAGTCTCTACGCTTTTTTGCTTTGTTTCGTGCTACTCTAGTTTTCTTACTAGGTTTTTTCTTAGTATAACTTCGGCTTTTCTTTTTTACAGCTTTTTTAAGTAATTTAGCAGCCATTGTATTTTTCCTTAGCTAAAATGGGATGTTACTTCTTCCATATTTGTCTCGTTCATATCTGTCTTCTTTTCTTAATTCTTGATTATAGCGAGATTTTGCTTTTGCTTTAGCTCTCTTTTTCTTTGACTGCGTTGAAGGCTTTGTAGGATTAGGACTGCCTGCCCAATAACGGTCTTCTGCGTCATTAGCTTTTTTAATATTTTTTCTCGTATTTCTTGCTGTCCTAGTTTTCTTATTAGGTGCCTTCTTACCCTTACTTGTTGCTAATTTAGCAACTTTACCTATTAAACTACCGGCCATAACCTATCTCCTATTAAAAAGTCTCCTCCTCCCGCTACTCTGCGAGCAGCGGTCGGAGGGACGATCAAACAATATTAATTATACTGCTGTTTTACATGTCCAAATAATACCAAGACGCTCTGGACGGAGTGCCATAAAACCGTAATACCATTTGATGGAGTAGAACCCTACCTCACCATATGGATCATCCAAAGAAGCTATTTCTTTACCAGGCTTCTTATGGTTAACGGTAAATTTAACACTCTTTCCATCAGTCTGGAAACCGATAGTAGTGAAAGCACCATCACCAACAACCAACATTGGGAAGACATCTGCACCATTCTTACCGGTACCTGCAGTGTCAGCGGCAGAAGCACCACCTTTTACGTCATACTGCATTTCTGGAACTACGACAATACGAAATTGATCAACAGAACCAATTTCACCATGCATAATAGTACCAGCATCAGCATATTTTTCTACACCAACAAAGCCGGAACCTACAGCAGAACTAGGATCAATCCCCGTCATTTTACGTACTACAGGAATTAAGTCAGTTCCTATAAACATGACTCGACCGCCATTAATCGTTTTCGTATCAACCATACGAGAACCACTAATAATCTTTGTTTGCTTAGGAGTCTTATTATCATCCAAAGCAATAGAAAGATTCATCAAATCATTATAGGTAACAACTTCATCAACATCTAGAGCACTACCAGTAGTAACAGCTGCTGCACCAGAACAGTAATAAGCAGTACCACTAGAAGTTGCGGTAGTAATCAAATCATTCTGAAGCTCAGCTTCAGTCAATTCATTAGCACCAACAAGAGCTTCCTCAACAATATGAGACAACAAATCTGCATCAGAATCGAAGTCCATTGATTCTTGAGTGTACTCAGTAAAAAAACCACGTTTAAGCAAATCCCCTTCAACTTGAGTACGCGTGAAACCTACTCGGTTAACACGACCACCGTTCTCACGAAGAGTTGGAATCTTCTTTTTAATAGCACCAACATCTTTATATGAACCATAAAAATTTTGGTCATTTTGTGCAACGTCTACAGCGCCGGTTTCTGCTATAGCTAAAGCTTCTGTAGTAGTATCAGTAGATATTACTGCACCAGCAGAATTCCAAGCAGTCCAAGTACCTGCTTCAGTACCAGCTGCAAGTCCATCTTCACCTAGTCCTTGAGAACCTGTGTTAGCTACATCAACTAGAGGAACATAGACATCTTGTTTAATTTTCTTACCCATATGCTTAGGCATCGCCCGTACATCAGCCAAAGGCATAAAGTACTGGTGATCCCGGACAGCAATAAGGGCTTTCTTAAAATAATAGTCTGTAATCGCCTGCGGGCCTATGCTTGAAGCAGTTCCCGCAACGTCAGTAGTAGGACTATTATAAAAATTTTCGTTAGCCATTTTCTTGTCCTAGTTAATAGTGATTAATTACCGGACAGCGTACTTCTTCATAAATTCTTCATCTGACAGACCTAAAAAGTCTTCATTAGATGCGCCTTTTTTTGTAGTAGTCTGCTTGACCGGTGCTGCTGCTTTTCGTTTTTTATCACGATCAGCCTCAGCTTTTTCGTCAGTTTTACTTGATACTTTAGAAGTTTCAATAGATTGAGGTTTTGAATTATTAAACAAACCATTTTTATGCATATCTTCAGCTATTAATCTATATGCTTCTACATCTGGAGTTCCTGCCAGTTTACCTAATGTTTTTTCTTGTTGTAATCTAGCATTAACTTGATCAAAAACTCCATTAGCCATATGATCATTTATAACTGAAATAATCTCAGGATAATCAGAAATAGTACTTCTACTTTCTGTATCCCATTCTTTACTTAATACATCAA